GGTCCATTTTTTCCTGCTGTGTATTCTGAAATATCTTTTACGATACCTGCATTAAATTGTAGTAGTTGTAATGTCATATTAATTCAAAATGTGGACCATCTATAAATGGTCTTTTTCCTTCACTACGTCTTAAATCTACATATTTCATCATTGCATCTTCTGCTGTTCCAGGATAAGATCGTATATCACCTTCTGACCATGCTGCACCCCATTTTATTGCAACACCATGCATCTCTGCTGCTTTTTTAAATGCATCGCAAATATCATCATAAACATTTAGCTCCCAGACAACATCTGATCCATCATAAGCAACAACATCAACAGCATGTGAATAGCCAGTCGAATCTTGTTTAAGGTGTTTTGAATTCATAGTTTGAGATCTTCCTGAATTATACAATTTTTTCTGTTCTTCTAAAGTTCTTACACCATAGGTTACACCAAAATCAACTTTAGTTAGAGTGATTGCTGTCTCAACAACACTTACCATGTCTGGATGGACACCTTCTAATTTACTTTTAGATCTATTTGATAATGAAAAAGCCATTTTATTTCGTTAATCCTTTCTGTTTCTCATATGTTCTTAAACCACCTATTCCTAGCATACCACCTAACACTGTAAGTAATGTTCCCATTTCAAACTCTGGCAAACTAGGCATTTGCAAACCTATTATAGCAACTATAAAAATAATAACAGGCTGGCAAATAAAATGATAGAAAAAAGCAATCCCACAGACCCAACCAATGAAAGGACGCCAGCCACCTTTAAAAAAGCTTCCAGAAGAAGCTTCTTCTTTATTAACTGCGATTTGTGCAAGTGCGATTTCTTGTGCATGTTTATCTGCCATCGTTGCCAATTCATGTGCTAATTTTGCTTTTTGATCTTTATCTTCTATAAATTTATCTAATAAGTCTGTTGCAGGACCAATTAAGTTGTTAAGTAAACTCATTTTAATGTTTCTTTTTATTTTCTAATTTTTTTGTGTTTGTTAATGATTGTTTGTCTAATAATGTAAAACCTCTGCGATTTGCAAATATTTCTGGATCTTTTTCCCATTTATCTGCACATTTTTCTAACCAACGCATTGTCATCTCATGAGTAGGTGCTTTACCATTTTTCATCAATTCATTTTCTGTTTGCAAATAGGCAAAGACTTCAGCTTGTGCTTGAGCACCACTAATACCTAAATCAAAAATATAAATCATATTACCTTCATCTATAACTCCACCTCTTGGTCTAGCACTAGTCAAAGCTTGTTTCATAGCTGTCATTATATGATATCTGGTTTCTTCTCTTTCATACATTTCCTCTGTTATTTCATCTACACCTAAATGTTTCAGTAAAGAGTTATATTGATTAATAAAAAAGTTTAGTTTTCTAATAGCACCTTGTACATAATTTTGTGAATTTACAGAATGTGTTTGTAATTCAAGTATTTCTATTTCTAACATTTCTCTTTGCAAATCATCTTGACACTCTAATAATTCACGTTGTTTCATTTTTAATTCTACAGATTTTTTCTTCATCCGTATTTGTGCTTCTTGTAAAGCACTTTTTGTTTTATCAACTTCTGCTAAAGTGTGCTTGATAGACCTTATTGGTGTAATAGCAGTAACATCTAAAGTAACACCCATAAATTGAGAATGTGATTTATAAAAATTACTAGATGCCTGTTGCACCATAGGCATATTCTTATCTATGTTTTTTAACATAGTTTTATATTCTGGTTTTACTTCAGATAAAGCTGTTTGTATGTTTTTTAAAGTTAAATTCATTTTAAACCTATATTGCTATTGCATAATAAAAATATGTTCCTGTTGTAGCTCCACTAGCAATTTGAAATCCATTAGCAGGAGATGAACCACCTGTATCAATAGTATTTTGTGTAGTTTGAGCTGCAGTTGAATTTAATACCTGTTTATAATTACCATTTAATAAATTTGATTCTGGATCAAAAATTTCCCAATCTCCTACCGAATCAGTTCTTTTTAATAATAAAAATTGTGTACCAGTTGTAAATCCACAATCAACAGCAGTTGCTGACCCATTTGTATGAGAAACAGTACCAATTTTACTTACTCCATCCAGATTTGCAAATAGGAAAGCTACATATCTGCTAGTGCTATTATTGACATGAGCATCTGCACTTACAGAAAATACACTTGATGTAGGACCAGTATCGTTCATAATTGCTTCATCAACTTCAGCTGCATTTGTATTTAAATAAAGTGTTGTGTCATTTGTTGCAGTTGCATTCGGTAAATGAAGTGAAGTTACAACCCAACCTCTTGTAAATCCACCTGTAGAATCAAGTAATTTAAACCAAATCATATCTGGAACTACACCTAAATTGTGAGCATGAGTTGTAACACTTCCTGTGCCATCATAAACTCTTACGTCAAAATAACCTTTTGCTTTTCTCCACATCCATGAAATGTCATCTACATCAACTGTTGTTTGATCATTATATCCATTAGTAAAATCAAATGTATCATTTGGATAAGATGTATTTAAAGAATTTGTAGTGTCAACTTCTAACATATCAGTTGCAAATTCTCTAGCAAATAAATTCCAATTAGTTGTTTGATCTATTATTTTGTGTAATGCCATGCCAACTGGGAAACTAGCATTAAATCTTGGTGGTGGAGAGCTTGATCCAGAACTTGATACTTCAAAAACATTTGAAGCAACAGTTTGTGTTGCCATTGGTGCTCTGCGAATAGCTACATAAATATAAGTTCCACCACCACCTTGATTTGTAGCTGCCTGAGCACTTCTTACCTGAAATCCTGTAGGTGTTGGCGATAATATAGGTGTACTAGAACCAAGATTAGCATTTACATACTCAGCATCATCATCGTTTGCTCCTAGTGTCTGTGAACCACTAAAAGTAGTAAACCCACGAATAAAATCAATTATATTCCACCATTGACCAATAGCATTAGTCTGTTTCACCATAACCCATTGTGGTTCAAATCCCAAATTAACTGTTGGACCAGTAGTAGAACCATTACCACTATAAGTGCCACATTGTATCATCCCATCAGATGAAGTGTCATGTCCAAAAAGATAGGCTACATAATTTGATCCATTTCCATTAACTCCACCACCACTACCAACTGTAAAATGTGTAGTTGTTGGATCAGTATTGTTCCATTCAGTTGTTGAACTTAATTCACCATCAGTAGTAAAAAGTAAATATTTAGCTTTTCCTGTTGATCTGTGATAAATATACCAACCATTTCCTGCAACAGTTAAATTTTTTACTATTATCATTCCAGGTAAAGAACCTAAAGAATGACTAATTTGTCTACCTGCTGTTGCATTTCCAGACCAACTTACAATATCAAAAAAGTTTGGTGCTTTTCTAAATGTCCAAGCAACGTAATCTTGAGCTGCTGCAAATCCATTTGGATATCTAAAACCATTACTATTAAATTGATCAACTCTGTCATATTTTGATCCTGTTGCATTTGCACCTGTAGTATTTGTGCTTAACCTTACAGATGCACCTCTTACAGTATCAGTTAAAGAATGATCTTGTGCAGAAGTTCTGCTTTTTACCCATACTAATCCACCTTCTCCTGACAAATTAATTCCATTAGTAATCGTTCTACCTGCATCATCAGCTGCGTTATTTGAATCAAAAAAAGTATCAGTACTAAATATATTTTCTATTTGTGTTGAAGGATTCGCAACTCCTGCTGTTGGCCAAAGACCTTGTTTATTTAACATTTCAGCTTCACTTAATGTCCATATTCCTGGAGCTGATGTATCTTCAAAGTTATTAGAAGGAAGTGATTGTGTTTCGTCTGCTGTAATTAATCCACCTAAATATCTTGTCATAATTTATCCTTTTTGTGATGGTGTAGAATCACCTGCTGCTGTTCTTAAAACTGCATTTTTATAACTTAAATTTCCAAAATCACTAGCATTTGCAGTTGTTGCTATAGTTATTCTATTTATAAAACTTCTTTCAGCATCAGATGTACCTGCATTAGAACTTGCAAAAATAGCTTTAGTCGAACCAGAGCCTGAAGCATTAACTCTATTTGTTATAGTTAAATCTCCAAAATCAGTAGCGTTTGATTCTGATGCTATTGTAAAATAATCGATTATGTTATAAGAAGTGCCACCATCATTACCACCTCCAAATACACCTCTGGTAGTGCTAGATGAAGAAGCTAAAAAACTTCTAGCTTGACTTAAATTTCCAAAATCAGTAGCGTTTGCTTCTGATGCTATAGTAATATAATTAACAGTATCATTATTATAAGTGCTACCATTATAACCTATTGCGATAAGACCTCTAGTTGTAGAAGAACAAGCTGCACCATAAGCAGAAGCTGTAGCTAAATTTCCAAAATCTGTTGCATCCCCTAGTGAATTTATAGTGATGTAATCCATAGTATCAGTAGAATTATGACTGGTTATAACTCCCCTAGTATTATTACTTAATCCAGATCCAACAGAATTTGCAACTGTTAAATTTCCAAAGTCTTGAGAAGCACCTGTTGATGCAAATGTAAAATATTCTATATCAGTCGTTCCACCATAATTATTGGCAATAGCAGTATAAATACCTCTTACTCCATTACCAAAACCTGCCCTAGCTGAAAAATCTCCATCTGCTTGACCTGCTCCAGATCTTATTTCTCCAAAATCTGTTGCTCCACCACTTGACAACAAATTAATTTTTTCATTTGCTCTTCTACTTGTAACACCAGAAATAAAAACATTTTCAGGTGCTGATTCCCATCTATCACCTTTAACAGCCACACCTTGTTGTCTTAAATCCCACACCCCAGAGTAATTAGGCATTATGAAATACCCCCATGTCTAGTACCAGTTCCTGCAACACCATCCAATGCAGCTATTAAATCACCAAAATCAGTAGCGTTTGAAGTCGCTGCTATAGTTATAACATCTATTTTATCTACAGATGCAGAAGATTCTTGTCCACCTGCAAAAACAGCTTTAGTAGAGCTTGCTGCACTAGCAACTCTTTCTCTAACAGCAGTCAAATTTCCAAAATCGGTGGCGTTTCCTGCACTAGCTATGGTGACATAATCAATAATATCCGTAGAACCACCACCACCCATAACACCTCTAGTTGAATTAGAAGAACCTTGTAACATTTGTCTAGCTTGTGTCAAATTACCAAAATCAGTGGATATACCACTTGAAGTTATATTTTTTTGTGAGATTGCATTTGTAACACCACCTGCTTGACTATCATACCCACCAAAAACTAAACCAATTGTACCATTACTAATACCACCACCAAAATTATATATTTCTAAATTTAAATCACCTACATCACTAGAATTTCCTCCAGATGCAATAGTTATACGCATAAAATCACGTTTTGCTCCATTGTTATTTGGAGCAAAAACTCCATAAGTTGAGTTACCAAATGCACCTGCATTGTTATTAGCTAGAGATAACAATCCAAAATCTTGAGAATTACCTGCTGAAGCTGGATTTACATATTCTAATTGTACTTCCCCTGAAGTACTATCAAAACCACCTGCTACACATCTAGTAGGTGTGCCAACAGCAGATTTATAGCTTCTAGCTGATGCTATATCTCCAAAATCTGTAGCGTTACTTGAAGAAGTCATATCTAATTGTTGAATATGATTTACATTTGCAGAACTAGCTGTACTATAACCACCAAAAAACATAGCTAATGAACCTGTAGGTGTGCCAGAAGATCCTACAGCATTTGGACTAACACCAAATACATTCTGTGCAGCTAAATAACTAGTTGCACTAATATCATTAGATAAAGATCCAACAGTTATAGGACTAGAAGTGCCAGTTGCAGAAGAATGTACATAAGCTTGAACATTTGCACTTCCACCCATGCCAGAATGATTTTGACAATAATAATATAAAGTAGAAGGTGCTCCTGCATCTACAGTAATTTTTGTAGTGTAAGCACTATCATCTTTGACAACACCAGTTGTATATTCACTACCACTATTATGTGTACCATCAGAAGTGGTAGAAAGTCTTAAAGGATGAGAGGTAGCAGCTGACCAATCAAATGTATAAGTATGACCTTTAACTAAAGTTAAAGTTGCTTGTTGAGATGAATCTATAAAATATTTGTTACCACTAACATCTTGAACTGTAACTGTGTATAAAACTGGTTCTTGTGGTACATTTGTTGCAAAAGCAATATAACCTGTAATTGTTCCACCACCAACATTACTTGGTGCTGTAAAAGCAATTTGTAAACTTGCATCCCCTGCTGAAGTAGAAGTTATTGTAGGTGCATCAGGTGCTCTTAATTGGTCGAATCCACCGACTAATCCACCTTTATTACGAGTACCCATTTAAAATCCTCTAGCTTAATTCCTCATATGTTATTGTACAAGCTAGATCATCAGCTGCACTTGCTGTAACTCCGATAGAAGTATCTTCCTCTAAATATAAACCCATATTTTTATCTATTACAACTAAAGAAGCATCAGCAGGTACTGAAATTGTAGAAGCTAATAAAACTGGAGTACCACCAATATCATCTTGAGGATATATACCTACAGTAATTGTAGCTGCACTTGTTCCGTCTATGTTCGCTACCACAAGAGAATTTACTTTTAGTACTTTGCCAGATGAAGCTGCATTACTCAACAATGCAACTGCACTTGTACCTGTCAGTTTAAGTGTATCTGTTTTTGCTGTAATTGTTGCAACATTTACTATATTTGGTGCTGCCATTTTTTATCTCCTTATTATCCAAATACCATTGCCATTGCGATTGCTTTTCCAGTTGAAGCTGCAGCTGATGAAATACCTGTATCTAATACAGCTGCACCAGAGCCTGCTCCATCTAAATAAAGAAGTTTTTTAACACCATTTGGTATTGTAACATTACCACCACTTCCTTGACTTATAATTATATTGTAAGGTCCAGATGAACCAGAATCCGTAGTAGCATTTTCGATTATATGAACTCTTTTATTAGTGTTCGGTCCAATTGTAATTGTACAATCTGAATCTAATGCACCAGTATATTTAATATACATAGCTCTAGCTTCATCTGCTGAACCATCTGCAACTGTGCTAGTGTGAGTATCTGCATTTGTTGTTATGGCTTCTGTTCCAAAACCAACTGCCTGACCAATTAATTCAAGATTGGTATTTGTAGATGTACCCCAAGTACCAGATTCATCTCCAGTCGCAATTTCTTTTAATCTTAAATTATTTACATATGTAGCCATTAATCTATCCTAACTATTGCATTATTAGCAGTCGCAGCAGGAAAAACTATTTTAAAAGTACCACCTGAAACTGTGAAATCTCCACCAAAATTTAAAACTGCTATTGCACCTCTAGAGTTTGATGAAGCATCTCCTAAAGTTTTATTATAAATCAATGCACCTCTAGCTGTAAAAGTTGCATCAGTCCACTCTGGATCAGCTGCATCGAATATACCACTTGTGCTATTTTCTGTTACTGCTTTACTAGATAAAGCTTTACCACCTGCTGTATATGCAGTACCAGAAGTATTAGTTATTTCATTAGATGTAGTGTAACCATCTGTTGTAGCATCTAAAGATGCAGAACTAGTATATAGTGCAATATAGATATCATCTGTATCTAGATGATGATCACCTAGTAACAAATCTTTTTTAAATAATGTACACATTGCTTGAGTTATAGCCATTTAGATACCTCCGTCATATTCTGATGCATAATCTCTGTTCATTTCTTGTGCTGCTAATTGTACAGACTCGTCAAATTGTCCTTTGTATACTTTTAACGTATTTTCATCCTTAAGGAAAGCAGAACTTTCATAAAGAGCAGCAGACAACAATAAATTTTTTGCATTATTAGTTAACCAATTAGTTGTATTGCTACTACTAAGATCTGCTAATGGTCTAACATAGTCAACTCCATAATTATAAGTAGAATTAGGAGTTGGTGCTAACGTAATTCCTGTTCCACCTGTTCCTGCTTCTATAGTGGAATACATAATTGGTTCACCAGTTAAACTGCTATTTGGCCAATAATCTCGTAAATAAGAATCTACTCTATGGTTTAAATATACAGTTTCGGAGCTGTTATTTATATAAAAAACATTACGAATTAATCTAGCATCTGCAATTAAATAATCTGAAGTTCCTACTACTGTAGTGCCAGTTGCTTTAAACCGAAAACAAGGTAAATTTGGCAACCTTTGAAAAATTAAATGTTGAGCTTGTATTATAATGTCATCAATAGATGCAACAAATTCAGCACTATCATTTTCTAAAAAATTTTGTAATTGATTCTTTAAAGAAGTGTAATTCATTATTTACCCCAACTTCCTGTATCCCAACCTGCATGACCCCAACCGAAATCAGTTTGCACTTCATAACCTGAACCTACACCACCAGTGCCACCTAATCCAGTTTCATTAATACTTAAATGTATCTCTTCATCATTCGATTGTCCATGATTTCCTACAGCACCTGTACCACCAGAACTTGTCTGACCAGTTTTAGTCATAGAAATTCCAATTGAACCTAAACCACCTGTACCAGATACACCACTTGGAGCAGGAAATGGAGTTGCATTTCCTACAGCACCTGTGCCACCAGTGCTTGTAGCATTTTCAGTAAGAAATAAAGTTGAATTTCCTACGCCACCTGTACCACCATTTCCCTCAAATTTTATTATGTAAGCTTTTCCTACACCACCTATACAGCTTGGAGATTTATTTATAGTCTTTGGATCTACAGACCAATCATAATTATATTTTATGAAAATAGTTGAATTTTCAGGATCGTTATCTGGTCTTGGATTAAATAAACTAGTTGCATCTATTATATTTTTAGCAGGAGTTAATTGTGGATGCTTTGGTTCGAACTCTTCAGGCTCGACACGTAAATTATCCCATGTAGTTTTAAGTTGAGTGTATCTAACTTTAAAACCACTTCTATCGCTTATTGCATAAGATTTTTTACCTTTTGCATTTCTAGCCATTAAATTAAATTCAACGCTGTCGGTTGAACCCTCAAATTAACACCATCATTATCTGCTGAAGAAGCAAAACTAAAAGATTTTTCATAAACGTCATTTAAAAGTTGATATCTATCAGAAGCATATTTTAAAGATAATTTCGCAGCCAATCCTGCACAAATACAATCTGTCCAACGATAAGGAACATCTGCATCTTGATTAGATAAAGTCACATCATCAAGTTGATTTACTGCCCAATAAACCATGCTGTATGAAGCGTCTGGAACTTGCCAAAAATAAATTTGCGGAGTGTATTGCCTATCGATCATATATTGATTTGGTTTTCCTGTTTCCGTTTTATTAGGAATTTGATTATATTCTGCTATGGAAACTCTATTAATCATTTGATCTGTATCATTTTCTCTAATTACAGCATCTATAATATCTATTGTTCCTGGAGGTAATGCATAATTAGATGTTCCACTTGTTAAAGATAGTGTGTTGTTGCTAACTGCCCAATAATTGATTCCTCTATTTGCCCATTCTGAAAACAGTAGATTTAAACTCCTTCTTGCAGATTTTGCAAAATACCCAGTCCTAGTTTGAGTATCAATGCCACATCGTTCAAAAGACTCTGATATTATTTCTTCAATATTCGGTCTAAATGCTACTGTTCCAGAAGTTGCCATTAGTACTGTTTAATCCCTCTAATTACAATTTGATATGCATCTCCTGTTGCACCTGCACCAGTGGTTGTAAATTTAATATCACCAGTTCCATTAGTGCCAAAAGACTTGCTATTAGGTAATCCACCAAATTTAGAAAAATCTTGATAACCAGATTGTCCTTCAGTTAAATGCATAATAATAACATCAGTATCTGCTGCAGCTAATATTTCAACTGTCATAGCTGATATTACCCACCAACACTCTACAATTCTAATGCCTGTGCAAGCATTACCATCTGCATTTGCAGCAAGTGCAGAAACATCTATTTTAGAAACTGCACTTTCATTTCCTGTATCAACATATTGATATTGGAAAGCATAAACAACTTCATTAGTGCTTTCTGATATCTTTGTTGAAGATGTAATATCAGCCATTAGTTTCTCCTATTAACTATCTGCGAATGGTGTTGCTACTGAACCAGAGCCTATCAAAAGACCTTGTACCATATATTCCGCAGTTGCTAATGCAGTTATCTCTATAAAAGAACCAACTTTACCACCTTTAGTGCCATCATTCATATCGATAACATCGTTTGTTGCTCCTGGAACAAATGCTTTTTTCGAACCATCATCAACACCTACCATTATTGAACCAACATATTTATCAGTTCCATCTGTTTTGATTTTTCCTGTTATAGCAGTTCCAATGAAAAAAGTATATTTAGCACCTAATTCACCTGATTTAATTGATGGTAGTGTAATAACACCATCTGCATCATTAACTTCAATAATGCGACCTGCATGATCATTAAATGTTAATGTTGTGTCTGCTGTAATTTCTACAATATTATTTGACCCAGCTTGTATGAACCCATTGTTTGATACAACTGGACCAGAAAAAGTCGATTTAGCCATTTTATATCTCCTGTCTTGGCAAATGTCAGCTTTCGCTGTCAGTAAGATTAAAAGGGAGAGCTTTCACTCTCCCTCTAGTTTTTATGCAGCTCCTTCAGAACCGAATATGCCACGCCAATCAGTAAAACCGAAAGAATATCTTTCTCTTACTTTATAACGAACATTTCCTGTTTCAAAGTCACCTTCCATACCTTTTTTCATAGGAGTCCTTTGGAACATTTTCATTCCATCAGGAACATCAGTCAAAATGAAAAATGCATCTGAATCAGATAGACGACGCATTACATGATATCCTTTAGGTAAATAACCACCTGATCGGATAGCATTGATATCATTGTCTGCTGTTCCAGTCCTTAACTGAGATTCTAAAAGTCTCTCAGCTGTAAAGGTATATGCAGTTGGAATAACAAGAGTTGTACCTTGTGCAGCAACTCTTAGACCTCTATCATCCTTCATGTCTGCTATTTGTATTAGCATAGACTCTAATGAAGTTTCAGAAAGATCTGCAGCTGTTGCCAAAGTATTACTTTGATTTCCACTTCTTGTTGGGTGTGATGTGCTTAACAAAGCAACTCCATCACCACCAGCATAAGTACCAGCAGTTGTCGCATTATTCAAAATATCTGCAGCTTTTAGCTCTTTGGTCGCAGCCATTGAGCGTGCAAGTGCTTTAGTATATCTTGAAGCAATTGACCCATACTGACCATCTTCTTCTGCTTCCTCAGTAATTGAGAACGCTAAAGCGATAGTTTCATGCTGATAGCGTGCAGTCCATTGTTGACTCGCACTATCATAAGATATTGCTGCACCTTCAGCTTTTGTTGGTGCATTTCCGAAGCCTTCCAATAACACATCTTCTTCAAAAGCTTTACTTGAAGTATTTGAAGAAAATACTGCTGTGTATTCAGGAGGATAGCTATCATACTCAAGACCGAAAAGAGTATTCAATCCTGGTTCGAGCATTTTAGCAAATTGTGCTCTATTCATTGCCATTATTCATGCCCTCCTATATACCAGCAGTTGCTTTTAGAAGATGCTCATTAATAAGCACCTCTAAGACAGCATACTGCGCCATTGAATTATCAGGTGTATCATGTAAAGCTAATATTTTACATGTAGCTGTACCATTACTCATAGTACCATTTAAACTAAAACCTGAACGACCAGTTGTTGTAGATCCTGCTCCTGCAACAACATCAGCACACTCGCCAATGCTTGCTTGAGTTGGAGTACCAGCTGATTGTATTTTATAGACGATATAAGGATCATCATAAACATAAGCGATTATCTCTGTAGCTGTTGTGCCACTTGGCCAATACTCGCTATAGACATAAGAACCATCTGATGCAGTATAACTCACTCCTGCAAATACACCAATGTTGTTTGTTTCTGTAGCAGTATGAGGTGTAATTACACCATCTGCTGTAAGAATGCAAAGATCACCTGTAAAGATGTTCTCTGCCAAACCACTTGTAATTGTGTATTTATTTGCACGAGGAGCATTACCACTCATATGGCGGATTGGGACCAGCCCAAAGGCTGCATTTACATTAGCCATTTTTTGCTCCTACAAAATTAAGTTTCATTTATCATCCATGATAGATAAATCTCTACCACGACTCGAAGTAGACTCCCTAGTTTGATAAATAGGTTGTCCTGTTTTTCGTCCTAACGCATCAAGGTCTGTAGCAACTGCTTCATTTTGCTCTGAGTTTCTTTGATTGTAATATGCCTTCATAGACCTATGGGTTTCTTCTGGCATTTCGCAAAGCAACATTCCTTCAATTCCTATACAGCCTTTCCACTCACCGTGATTGATAGTTGGGTATCGCTTATCTTTCACTGAGTCAGCAGAGCGTGGATTCCAGCCTTCACGCATACGTTTGTATACATTATCTGGAGTTTCTTTACCCTGAATCGAGGTAGTTATCCATCGTTGAACATATCCTGGACGACATTCTGGAGCATCCAACAATGACGGAGGTTTCCATGAAACAGCAGGCTTTTGCTGTCTTATAGAATCTCTTATTTCGTTTGCACGCACATTTCTTTTCTCAACCATAACTAGTTCCTCTCTTGTTTTCTGATTTCAGCTTCATATTTTTTAAGACTACTTTCATCTGTTATTCCAAGTTCTCTAGCCATTCTCAATTGATCTTGAGACATACGCACTCTATTGCCCTTGTATTTTTGAGGTGCGCCAGTAGTTGGAGCGACAGGTGGTCTACTTTTCACCTTCGGTTTACTCGGACTTGCAGATGAGTTTAACTCGGGAAAGACAGAAAGTAAACGAGAATTTAAATTTTCGTAATATTCGTCTGAATTTTTATCATATCCCTCTACATCAAGTTGAACATCTATTGCTCTTGCAGCAGCAGTTTCTCGTTCAAATCCTGGTGAATTAAACCAATTATTTTTCTGCCACCAATCAATAGCTTTAGGTGGTGCAGGATTTTGAACAGTTTGTTGTGCTTTGCCTACTGTTGGAGAAGTATTCTGTTGTGCTTTTTGTTGTCTTTGAATTTCAGCAATTCTTATTGTTGCTCTCATATCAGCTAATTGTTCTTGAAAATTAATTTGAGCTTCAGTATCACCTTCTTCAACTGCTTTTTTAAGTGCAAGTCTAGTTTGATTGTATCTTGCTTTAAATTGATCTGCTGCACTTTTTTCTGAACCTTGTTCAAGACGAGACAATCTAGCATTAAGTTGATTGTTCTGCTCTTGCATTTCTTTAGCTTGTAATTCTGCAGCTCTTCTTTGCTCAACTAATTTAGCAATCCTTTTTTGCACTTTTTGACCATACTCAGGATCTTCTTGAGGTTTCTGATCTTCTTTAACTTTTTTCTCTTCAGCGACATCTTTCGCTTCTTCAACAGGATCATCAGTTATTTCTATTTGGAAATCTTCTGGTTCACCTTTAGCTTTTTTAATTTCAGCTTCTATTTCTTTTTCTACTTCTTCTTTTTCCATGGTACGACTCCAAGTTTACGTTACATAAGCCATGATATCAGTTCCCTCTTGCAAAATAGATGTGATTTCATCATCATTAAGCAATAAAAACTTAACACCATTAACTGTTATTTTTTGACCAGCATATTTTCCATATGTAACTCTGTCTCCTACTCTAGGAATAGCATTAGTTTTCCAAGAAATACCTGTGTCACGATCACGATAAGCTAAATCACCCATTGCAGCAACTTTTCCAGAAGCAATCAAATAATCTTCATTGTCTTTAGATTGTGCAGTTAAAATTAAACCACCTTCTGTTTTTGTTTTTGCTTGATTAGGTTTTATTAGAACTTTCCAGTTTAAAGGCACTGGCAAAAGATCAGAAGTTATCGTGGCTTCTGTATCTTCATCCTTATATTCATGTTGATGAGACATGTTATTCATCCTCTTCATTTAATTTTTTTAATGTTTCATCGATAATCTCAATGGATTGTTGTAATCCTTCAGCGACACCGACGTGTTTATGATACGATTGAAGGTCAGCCATTCGACCTTCAACCATACTCATTCCGATTTCAGTCTTTCTTTGCTTCAGGTTTGCTTTTATTTTCTGGAGCAGATCTGTTACTGTCATTTTTTACACCTCCTGACATAGATACGCCAGTTACATGTATAACAACATCTTTTTCCGACATTTAATATCCTTTCTTTTTACCTTTAGTCATTTTTTTCTTTTTAGCCATCATTTTCTTTTTACCTTTGGCCATTTTCTTTTTACCATGCATCATTTTAGAATCACCTCCTTTTAATAATTTACTAAATTGACTTCTATTCATCTGTTTGTTCTCCTGTTATAAATGGTAAAGCACCGAAAACAGACAAAAGCTTCAATAAATCTTTAGAACTTCCTATTTTTTTGCCACCTTCATCACCTTTTTGCATTGGACTTACTTCAGAATATAAATCGACTGGCTCACCAATTTTGCTTAAAGATGGTGTTTTAGAATCAAAAAATGGAGCAATCCTTACTAATGATTCCGATCCTAGTTCTTCTAAAGCTCTATTTCTATGTCTACCATCATGAGCAATAACTTGTGCTATTCTATCAGTTGGCATTGTATATTGTAAATAAGGAATATTTCCTATTGTATTACTTAAAGGAACATTAAATCTTATGTCATCTATGTATTGATCAACAGTTTCTCTAACCATATCTGCTGTAATTGGATTATTTATATCTATCGTTGCAGCTAATTTTCTAAATATTTCAGGATCCATTATTGCTAAATCAGAATCTCCTTTTTGAGCTTCTCTTAAAACTTCAAATAATGCCTCAGGTGAATACATTCTAAAAGCTTCGGGATATTGTTCTGATAAATTTTTTAATTTATCACCAGTTTGCTCAGCAAGAGATTCTAAAGGTTGTGATCCTTTTTCATAACCTAATTTACTGGCCAAAGATTGTAACCATCTAACTGCCTCACCACCAAGTTGTAAAATTGCTTTACTTTTCGCTGACATTAATTTTACTTCCTAAATTTTTGAAAAAACTTTTAACTGGTGGTGATACTAATTTCATAAAAGGCAAAGTTTCTAATGCAGAAAAACCACCAGTCAAAGCACTTTCTACATAATCGCCTTTGTCAAATGCTCTTTTTGCTTCTTGTATAGCAAAAGGTATCTGAAGGGGAGTAAAATCTAAAACACCTATTGATTCTGAAATATTTTGTGCTGTTGGATTTCCTAATAATTGACGAGCTGTCTTGTAAGAAGAGTATTGATCAAAACCAATATTTTGCAAAGCACCTGCAACTTTATCTATAGATTGTTCTCTTAAAGGTCTGTCTTTTCCTAAGTTAGGATCTTCCATTAAACTTGACCTCCAGACAGCTCTCTTGCTAATATTTTTAAAGTCTCATTAAAACTTTTGTCAAGTTCTTTTGCTGCTTTGGCAAATTTACGAGGAGACACTTCGTCGGAATCTATTCCTCTGCGTTTTAAAAAACTTTTGGCAGCTCTTATCTCTGCTGCTGCGACTCTTTTAATTGCTGCTTTCGCCATTACCACTTAACCTTATCTGCCCAATAAGCACCAGACATTTTACCTCTTTTTATATTTTTTGCATGTCTTGCCTTAAATGATTTTCTTTTAGCTTTCATCCTGCTGGATTCTCCTTTTTTCGGTTTACCTGCAGTTCCTTTTAAAGATCCTACTTTTTTTCCTTGTTGACCAAATCTTATTGTTTTTATTTTGTCGCCTTCTTTAGCAACAACAATATGAGATTTTGTAGGATGATTAGGTGTTCTTTTAGGTTTGTTATAACCAGATACACCTGCTCTTTCTAATCTAGAATCTTTCGCCATTATTTTTTATGAACCTTTTGGATTTCAAAACTAGCTTTTTTACTTGCTCCTTTGTGTGGTTTATAACCACCAACAGGATTTTTCATTAATTTAAATCCATTACCAGACTTCATCCAATGAAATCCTTTAGGTGCTTCAACTGCTTTTTTTGCCACTTTTCTTTTTCCCTTTTATTAAATCAGAATCTGCTTTTCTTGCACCACCTTTTCCTGTGACAAAGGATTTCACTCTACCCATTGCCCATTGATGAGCTGATGTTTTTGGTCTGCTTCCAGAAGAATAATAAGCTCCTAATCCTCTTTTGTAAACCTGATCAAGTTTAGATTTAGAGTATCTTCCAGCTCCAGGAATTGAAGAATATTTTCCTTTTGGTTTTTTCTTTTTCTCTGCCATTAACTTTTGCTCCTTTTTTTACTGATTCTATCCATCATAGCAGGAGTTAATTTACCAGCTTTATAAAGTTTTGCTGTTCTTTTTATTTCTTTTTCTCTTGCTTTAGGATTTTTTGCACCTTGCAGGTATTTTTTAGGAACACCTTTTTTGGTTTTAGCAACTTTTTTAAACTTTCTTGGCACTTTTCCTCGCATTTTTAAAGTCAGATTTTTTAGGAGCACCTTTTGTTCCTGGTTTACGCATTCTCTCACCAGATCCAGCTTTTATTCGCTTTTTCTTAGCATTTATGTTGGCATATAGTCCTTTTCTACCAGCCATTATGTTTTCCTTTTTTTATTCTTTTTCAGTTTTTTAAAATCAGCACCAGTTATCTTTGTTCTAGGCTTTGCGACTCTTGCCAACTTCTTTTGTTTAGGTGAGTATTTGCTAAATGGCATATTATCCTCCTAACAATTCATTCATCATATGATGAACATCGTCACCTGAGCCAACTTTCATGACTTTTATTTTAACACCATCCTCATGCTCTTCTTCGACTGTCTCTTCTTCCTCTTCACCAACGCCATATTGCATTTGATGGCATAATAATAAAAAGTTTACAAGTTGTTCGTCGGTCATTTCTAAACCTTCGTGGTCATGTGCAAAACCCATTTTTTCAACAAAAAGATCTGCATTTTCTTCCATATTTTCTACATTAACTTCAGCCATTTTACTCTCCTTTCATTCTTCGCATTGGGTTTGGCAAACTGCCATATTGTCTTGAAGCCTTTATCATCTCCATCACTCCTTGATCAACTGCTGGAGTCATCATATTTTCAATTTCATCTGGCGATAAAGCAGAACCAGATTCCATTCTAGCTGTTTCGATTGGTGCAGCAACACCAGTTTGCATTTTCATCATTTCATTTGGAGACATAACAGCACCAGTATCTCTCATATTTTCTGTTGGTTGCATAGATGTTCCCATTATCATCTCTCTAATTTTTTCATAATATTCAGGTGTTAATTTTTCTCCTGTTCTTTGTTCTATTAATTTAATTATAGAACTCATAATATCTTGTTCCTCTGAAGTAATAGCAGAACCAGATTCATTTCTTAAAAGTTTATTCATCATGTCCATTTTATCATTATTTGGCATTTTATTATTCCTCGCTGGTTGTTTCATCTTCGTTTACAACTACTCTGGGCATTGTAACTGGATTGTTTTCTTCATCATAAACAACATTGCCATCTTCGTCAAGTCTAGTAAGTTGCATGTTTTCTAAAAATTTAGGATCTACTGGACTACCATCTTCAAAGAAATATAATTTTTCTACTGGATCATAAGTTAAATTTAAATCAATAGTTTGTTGTGGTCTATACCCGAATCTTTGGAATATATAATTAGTTGCATATGGTCCAAGACCACCACCTTTAAAAGCTCTGACTGTAAATGGGTCTGTTGCTTCTGGTGTTTCAGGATCTGCATCTGGATCTTCGTCAGGATCTGTACCTTCATCATCACCAGAAATAGATGCCACTTGTGAACTTGAATCAGTATCAAAAGGATCTACTTCAAATGAAGGATCTATTCCTGTTGTTGGATCATTGTCATCTAATCCTTGCAATTGACTTAAAACTTCGTTTAAACCTTCTTGACCTGTTAAAGTAGGATATAACTCATCAATACTAGTGAAACCATTAATTATATTTTGGAAATTTGGATCTGCTTGTACACCACCTGCTAATGCTGTGAAAAAATTACCATCTTTAATCATTTGCAATGTGTCTCTTTGTTGAGATTTTAAAAAAGGATCTAAACCTTGTGACTCTGCCTGATTAAAAAATGGTTCTAAATTAAAACGATTAGATGGTGGACTTGATAAAATAAAATCACCTAAACCCAGAGCCTTACCAATATTGTATGGTGTGTTAGTTCCGATTGATTCTAAAAAACTGTCTGTCGCAGGTGGCATCGTTTTACCAGAAGCTGAAGGTGGTCCTTTACTAGTATATGTAACACCATCTCTAACATCTCCAGAAGCTACATATCCTTCAAATGTTTTATCTAATTGAAGATCACTATCAGTAGTTCTTCCTATATTTGTTGATCCGACTGGTATGCTTGTGCCAGTATTATCTGGTGTATAATATGTTCTGTTATTATATTCATAAAATAAACCACCACCACCTTTTTCATATCCTGGTTCTCTATTTGCTTCTGCTGTAAGCTGTGCAGATCTTTCTGGAGTGTTGCGACCACCAAAAGCATATTTTGTTGGATCTATATCAACACCAAAAGTATTGTCATTCCTATTTCTTCCTATGGCTTTTACTAATTGTAAATCATCAAATTGTAAGTCAGGAGGTGGTGCAATATTATTTGCAAATTCATTTTCTGAATAATTATAATCGTAAATTTTACCAGTTGATGGATCTTTTAAATATAATCTTTCCACCTGACCACCAACAAGATTTTCTAAACTGTAATCACTACCATATAAAGTTGTAGGTGTTGGTTGTGGACTTCCATCTTCACCTAAATCTTGAGCAACTGGTAAATTTGCTGTTGCAGCAACATTATTAGCAGGAAGAACATCTTCTTCAAAAGTAGTATTTAAAGGACTTAATTGAACACCATCATCTAAATTACTTAATGCACCTGTATCAGTTCCCATGTCTAATGGATCAGCAATTCTAAATGTGTCAGGTCCAGCTCCAGAACTAATGTTCATAGCAGAAGCTAATTCATCTTCTTTACCATATCCTGCGATTTCTGCTAATTGTCTAAAATCTTCAAATTGATAATTAGGATCAGAAAAAGTATATGATCTAAATGAATCTATATCAGAGTAATCTCCTGAAGTTCCTCTAGTTGTTGGTGCAAGAGATGAAATGTAAGCTCTGGCTTGTTCTGGTGTCATAGAATCGATGTTAGGTATAGCCATTATCTTCTCCCTGTTTGTTGAAGAAATGCAAGTAAATTACCTAAAGCACCAAAGTTTCTATCTTTAGCTTGCTTGTCTTGCATCATTTTTTGCATCATCATCTGTTGCATTCTAGGATCTGCTCCTTGTTGCATAGGTGGTTGAATACCTCCAAATTGACTTGGGTCAACTGGTCTTAAAGCTAATACATCACTTATTCGCATTTTTCATAGCTTCCATTTGTATCTTTGCTGCTGTCTTTTCTCTTTCTAATTTTAGATCAGCTTCTAACTTTGCAATTTTAGCTTGAAGATCTGCTTGTGCTTTGGCTGCATCGATTTGCATATCTTGTCTTGCTTCAGCTTGTTTAATTTTGATATCTGATGCAGCTTTTGCTTGATCTGCTTGTATTTCAGATTGTGTTCTGGCTTTAAGTGCTTGAGCTTCGAGTTGTGCAAGTTGTTGGGCATATTGTAAAGGATTTTGTTGCTGTTGTCTTTGTTGGGCATCTCTAAATGCTGTTATTTGTTGCATTTGAGGTGCTTGTTGTACAACTTGTGCTGCTCTCTGGCTAATTAAGTTGTCAAGTTCTGGATTAATATCTTTGCCTTTGTATTTAGGATCTTTGAAATCTGGCAGTTCTGGCATCGGAATGCCAATACTAGCTTCCATTCTTGTACGATACAACAACGCAACATGCTCTGCGATATGTGCCATAATTAATGGTGTTGCACCTTTCATTGCAGGATTACCTCCTAATGATGGATCTTGTAAAAACTGCACATGAACAGCAATATGAGAATCATGATCTTGTTCTATAAATGCTTTTATTGGTTTGCCATATAATACCGACATATTTTCATCTATCGGATCCATTCTGTTAGCTTCTTGTGGTGTTTTTAATATTTCATCAATGTTAGGAATTCTTATAGCTTCATACATTCTTTTATAGGCTTCATATAAATCATGCAACTGAGGTGCTGATCTTGCCATCTGTAGAATAGATTGTGCCTGAGCAATACGTTGCGTGCTAGAAAAGATGTTTGGATCACTAACTGGAACAATGTCAACTCTTTCATTAAAATCAGCTGCGAATATTTGAGAGCTGGCACCTGCCAAAGCAAACGTAAAGCTTTCTTCTAAATTTTCAGCATTCAATTTGGCAATTAATTTAAATTCTTGACCTTGTGAATAATGTAATCTTTTATGAATTGCAGAAAATGCTTTTGATCCTTGTTCTATTAAAGCAACTGTCGAACCAACTGGTGCGTTTGGATTTACATCACCGACATTTAAATCAGCAGTATTCGCAAATCTTTTACCTGCATCAACAATAAATCCTAATAAATTAAACAGAGATCCACTAGGTTCTTTAAATGGCAATGGCATAATAGCCTTGTTTACATCGTCAACTGTAGCATCTAAATCAACAAACTCACCAGGATTGACTTGTATTTCACCACCATTAACACGACCTCTTAACTTAAATCCACCTTGCATATTACTAAATGCAGCCGAATCAAGTAATGCTCTTAGTGATCCAGTAGCTGCTTTTCCTAATCCACCGATCACATGATAAAGACCAAAACCATAAAACCCTAAACCAGGTAAAAACTTATAGCTGACAAACCAATCTCTTTTTAATTTCTTTTCATCATCCTCATTCCAGTTTCTACGAATGCTAACAACATTCTGATTATCGTAATCAATCGTTACGACATATGGCATACCAACTTCTGTTTCTTCATCATCAAAATATTCATAGACATGCATTTCTAACAAAGTGACAACATGATCTTCTGATTCGGTTGCATATTGATCTACACCCTCGACTTGACCAACAATATCTCCAGAAGGGTCTATATTACTATTTGTTTCAACTGTTTGCATGTAATAACCTGCATCGACATATTTTTCATAGTCGTTTCTTGGCATACGAATCACATGGGTATATCGAATCGATGTATGTAAATCTTTGCTTTCTGGTGCGACTACAAAATCTTCTGCCTTAACAAATTGAGAACATTGTCTATCTAAATTGACATCCCACCATACTTTTTTGAATGTATGACCAACTAATGGCAGATGAAATAACATCTGATCAAGTTCTGGAAAGTATTCTGGCATCTCCTGTGTAATCTGATAATTCATAAAGTCTTTAACTCTACGTGCCTGATTTTCAGCTTCTTCATTAGCTTCACCGACAATAACAGTCTTAACAGGCCCACCTGATGGATATAATTCTGCAATAGCTCTTGCATTAAATTGCGTGGCTGCTTCTGCTATCAATGGATGTACAACTACACTTAATCCACGACTGGCACGTTCATCTTCACTTTCTTCTAAACCACCATCTGGATCTAATGTTTCTAGACCTTTTTTATATCGTTCTTCCCATTCGGATCTAGCTTCTCTGTCAGTTTCATAATATTTAATTAATTCTGATGCTTTTCTTAGTAACTCAGTATCAGTCATTCCTTCTGCAAGGTTTTCATCAAAAGAACTATCTTCCTTTTCAACCTCTGCATCTAAATCTGGATCACCAATTAAAACATCATCACCAACTGATTCGACTTGCAAATCATCTGGTGGAGCACCTTCTGCGAAAGGGATTTCAACCATATAATGTTATCCTTTTACTTTCCTCAATATCATCCTCAAAGTCATCTTGTGAATGACTAACAAACCAACCTTTGCGTAATCTTAACCAAGCTTGTGTACAAGTGTCAACAATATCATCATTGTCAGTAGCAGGAAAAGATGCACATATATCAATTAAATCCTTACACCATTTTTTGTTGGAAGGATACCAAATTCTTCCATCTTCTAATAAAGCAGACGATGCATGTGCTCTAGCTTCCTTATCTCTATCAGGTAAATATTCAATAACTGGTACACCTGCCATACGTAAATCTTGTAATAAACTTTGACCAGATGCCTTCTTTTCTATCAATACAGCATCAGGTTCATAATCCTCATAAGCTTCCTGTGCAAGTTTTCTAAGTTCTGGATAAGGTACTCTATCATACCACATTTCCAACACTAAAGCATTTATCTGACCATTTTTTCTAAACACCCCCCAAGTAGTTCTGGCAGAATAGGATGTTTTTTCTTTGGTGCTATAAGCAGTATCATAAGATTGTAACACATATTCTATGTCAGGTAAGTCTGGACTTTCATATGGCATCCACCATTCTGCTTTTAGAATGCCACCACCTTTGGGCATCGGTCTTTGTTGCAACTGACCTGCTGATGCGTAACTCCCAAGACTCTTTTCAATATTAACAAGAGTTTTTTCATCAATCCTCTTTTCCCACAGCAAATCTCCTTCTTTTGTTCTTGGATCGGAGAAGCCAAGTGATGATCTTGTCGGTGTCGGATGTCCGATTTCATATCGAGCAGGTAAGCATAAATGATCCCATTCATCGTATTGATTCGCTAATATATGTCCTGTTAAATCTTTTTCATGTACTCTTTGCATAATAATTATGAATGCACCAGTCTTTGGATCATTCAGTCTTGTTTGCATCGCTTGATCCCACCAGTCAAGAACACTTTCACGAACTGTAGCTGATTCGCTCTCTCTGACATTATGTGGATCATCAACAACTATAATATCACCACCTTCACCAGTCAATGCACCATCAACAGATGTTGCAATCCTAGCTCCAGTCTTATCATTTTCAAATCTTTGCTTTTGATTTTGATCAGAAGTTAACTGAAACGAATCACCAAAATGAGATTTATACCATCGACTATCTAATAATCTACGACACTTCACACTATCTCTTATTGACAATGAACTGGCATAAGAAGCATATAAGAATTTTTTCTCAGGCTGTCTAGTCCAAGTCCAAGCAGGTAACACAACTGCAACTGAAATAGACTTCATATGTCTTGGTGGTACATTAATAATTAGTCTTTTGATATCACCATCAACGACAGCTTGCAGATGTTCACTGATTGCATCAATGTGCCAATTGTTTTGAAACTCAACTCCAGGCTCTATGGAACTCCAACTAGCCTTCGTGAACTCCTTCAATGACCTTCGGTATTTCTCTGCTCTTACTTGTTCCAGTGACAGATTGCTCAAGAACTCGTTCAAGTTGGGCAAGTTGTTCATTATCAATCCTAGATAAATCTATAATATGTCTTTGTTCTATAGTAGTATTTGTTTCCTGTTTATCAACCCATCCTGCTCTATTCTTTAACCAAAAGATCATAGCAGTATTATCTTTATCGACAGTTGCCTTTTCATATAAGGCATTTGTTACATTGACAATGCCAGAAGCACGACCTCTTTTTAATGCGTCAGAAAAGTCAGGATTTTCAGCTTGTCTTTCATATATCGTTGCGTCAGAAACACCAAAGACAGCAGCTATTTGATCGACAGTTAAACCTTTTGATGCAAGGTGCTCTGCCTTTGCACAAATGGCTTCAGTTATTTCAAATTTTGGTCTACCCATTTTCTTTTTCATGTCTTACCTTTCTTGCAGTAGGTTAGCTGTAATTTAACATATAACTTATAACGACAAAAAAAGAAACCCCACTAGAAAGGAAATAAAAGTGGGGTAAGTTTAGAGAAGGGAGAAATATGATATTTTTTTATATATTTTCACTATACATTTTATTTTGTTCAAGCCAAGCTTTATTTCTTCTTTTACCTTTTCCAAAATATAAAGACCTGCAAATATGATATTCAGTTGGGAACAATTGTTGCATACAGTATTGATCTTTAAACCTCTCACGTATTTCTTCTTGAAGTCTATCTGCAAGCATTGACAACTGTTTCATGGTCATCTGTTTAATATCTTTATCCTTGACCAATTTATTAATTACTTCGAAATCGTTCATTCAACTCTCCATAATCTCCATTTAGAATCACCCATTGCTCTTTGAGATAACTTAACTTTGTGAACTCTAGAACTATATTGTTGTATTGCGTTAGCCAATGATTTTTTATTCACTTCAAAACTATCACCTATTTCCATTTCAACAATAAAATTATATTTCGGTTGTTGTGCATTCCCTGCTGTTGGCATAGGCACATTTTTATCAACTTTAAATTCCATATTAAATCCTTTCTAACTCCAAAATTCATCCCAGAACATATCTAGTTCAGAAGATAGTGAGTTAAAAGTTGTTAAAAATTTATTATCAAATTTAAACATTAACTCTTTAAACTCTTTATGAGATTCACAATCACCAATAATCTTATGAGCATGATCCCAAAACTTTTC